AAAGACTTCCCATGCTTTTCATCAAAGTGTTGAAAGTGTACCTTCTTAACTATTCTTCGAAGCATGGTAAGCTCTTCTGGCTTGAGCATATTTACAAAGCTCACTGTTCGTAGGCCTCATTAACGTCAGGCGTAGAAGGATCATCAGCTTTTAATCTGCCTTTGTCATCTCTAGCACGTTTCTTTTTAATTGGTTTCTTTGCTACTTCGTTAGTCCATTCTAGTCTTTTAGAATCAGAAGTTCTTGTTGCTCCTGTCCATGTTTCACCACCAAGTTGATGAGATCCCCCATCATATAACTCACCAGTATTTGCAATCTTCCATCCCATAATTAACTCCTATATTGTTTTACTTTCCTAGCAATCGCTTTCGGTTGAGCCACAAACTGCTTACCCGAAGCCTTACCCTTTCGTTTAGCTCTGGTTGTAGCTGCATATTCAGCATCACTAAGAGCAGCAATAGCCTTGCTAGGTAAGTACCGTTCACCTGTCTCACTAGACTTCTTCCCAGACTTAGTGCGCCACTTCTGCTTTCCCCAGTTTAATAATGACTTCTGTGACTTCTTCATATTATGACATAGGTTTCTTTAATAGCGATCTTTTGCTATACTCTTGTGGCATTTTCATACTGCCACCACCACCGCGACCCTTCATAGTTCTAGTAAAAATTCTTTTACGTTTAGCTTCACCAGTATCTTTATCTCTAGTCATTTTCTTAGGATCTTCTCTACCTTCTTGCTTTTGAATCTGACTCAATTCTTTTACAGCATCTTTTTGTACTGACTTATGTTCTTTAGCTAATTCTTTATTAGTGCTTTTCTGAGGGCCATCTTCACTATTAAAATTAGTAATTGTTTTACTGGGTTTCTTTAAAAGGGTTTTAATTGTTTTTTGGGTTTGAGATACAACACTTCTTAAATAACTTTTAACTTTATTTTTATCTTCTGCTTGTTGATAGCCTAAGTTATATTTTTCCCTTACTGATAAATTATCCATTACTTATATCCACCACCTTTAGCTTTATATTCCTTGGCAAGTAACTGTGCCTTTCGAGCAGACCATTGACCAGCACCAGTACCTTGTACAGCCCTTGCTTTAATTCTTTTAAACAAAGACTTTCGCATTGTTGGTTTGGTATAGTTGCCAGCTTCATTTACCGCCACTGATCTTCTCCTGAATATTAATCAACTGATCTTGTATCTGATTGTATCGAGGCGTTGAAACTAATTGATTTGCTCTAGCGTTAAGAAGATAGTTTAAAATCTTCATAGCCCCTTTAGTTGCAAGACCTTTACCTTTGGAATTAAACTTCTCACCTTCACCCTGCATTTTTTCTACAAGCCCAACACCAGCAGAATCTTCAAGTTGTTTCATTTCTTTTTGAAGAAGGGTCGCCCTTTTCTTTAAAGGTGCTAGGGAACGATCAGACATTAAGTACCAACTTTCTTTTTAGCCAACTTATGAGCAGCACCAAACGTAGAACCTTTTAGCATTGCAGTCTTCATTAATTTCATATGCTTAGAAGAATGATGCTTGCTGTGATTCTTCATTGTTTCGTTCTGACGATCATTTAACTTTAAAAGACTTTTTTTGTTTTTAGCCATCTTTCTTTTTAGCCTTAAGAATCTTACGCTTTAATGCTGATGGTAAACTCTTTTGCTTACCTTTGAGCATTGTTTTCTTTTTAGGTTTAGCTGGTGAACTTCCATAACTACTTCCATACGCCATAATAATCTCCTAATATTGGCTTCCCATTTTAAGTAAAGAGCGAGCCGCCATACCTGACGACCTCATCTTTGGTAGTTTAACATCAGTCATAGATTGCGTTTGCTGAGCAGAGTCGCCCATGCTTAGAGAAGGAAGTGGGCCATAATCTTTTTTCTTCTCTTGGTAAAACTCATCAGCAGTCTTTACCTTCTTACCACCAAAACACATATCAACTCTTCCTATTTCTCTTTGCAAAGTTTCTAGCAGCTTCAACACTTCCAAAGCCCCAAGCCTTTAATGCTAAAGCTTTACGCGTTGGTCTACCCTTCTCATCTTTCATCGGGCCTTTCATTCCAGCAAACCGAGCAGCGAATGAAACCTTGCGACCCATGTTCTTCGAGCCAGCCTTAGGTTTACTCTTAACTGGGGGTTTTAAATTAGCACCCTCAGTCCTTTTAAAATGTGCGCGACCTTCAGGAGTTAAACCACCTTTAGGATCTTTATGCTCACTTCGCATGACCACCACTCTTTAATGCAAGCTTCACCTTAGACATATCATCCTTCGGTGGATACTTCTCTGGACTCTTTTCAAAACGTGCCATGACTAAACCCTATAACAATAAAAATATTTATGACAACGCACAAAATACCTTTTTCAGAAATAATGTGAGTGAAAGAGTTTCTCTGTAACAGCTACAGCAACTTTCTCCCCACCCCCCTTGTAGCTACTAGCGCAGAACAAAGAGTTATCCTAGGTCAATCATAACACGAATATCCCCAGCTACTTGCACTTGGCTTCGATCGATAGGCTTGTAGCCAGCGCGGTCTAGCAAATCCTTGGCAGCTTCAAGCTGGACATATTCGCTCTTGGCTCCTGTGGCTAGCCGTCTAACAGTTCCAGCTGCAAGTGTAGCAGAGATACCAAACTCTTCGTTCATGCGCTTCATCAAGTAGCTCTGCACATGGGCAAGCTTTAAAGTCTTAGTTGCTGTAACTCTTCCAGATTCGCCAGAAGCATAACCAGCGTCTTGAGCAGCCTGCCCGATACTACAGCCTTTTGCTACGAGCGTGTCTACTAAGGCAGTCTGCTTTGCAGTCAGTTTCTTAGCTACAGTCAGTCTCATTACTCATTCCTTTTCTATGGACGTAATAGATTACTAGCTAACTACTGCAATTGAAGTCAAGATCATCATTACCTTAGTAATTAGGAATGAGTAAGCTTTATTATCTGCTTGAAAGCCCCCCCTATGATCCCCCCCATCTACGGACTGACTGCAAGTCCTGTCAATCTATTACCTTACGTCACTTGTGTATGGATACTACCGTGGGTACTACATGTTGTGGTTGGCCAAGCTACTGAGGTATTGACAGGATAGCCAGCTAGTTCATCGAGCGTACACTTATGTTTGCACAACTTTGCATTGTGTCCTGACCACGTTTGACTAATAGCTCGGATTGCACCCTTCGACCACTGATCCAAATCATAGGCAGAAAAGCTTCGCAACCCCACTCATTTCATTCGGGGGTCAAGCAAGCAAGCTTGTGCGTAGCTCGGAGCCGCAAGTGCGGTTTATGCTCTATGATATTGGGCGGTACGAAGGGCTGATCCTTCGCAATTTAGTAAAACATGGAGAACAAAATGGCTAAAGTTGAAAACATAAATGTATCGCTAGATAAACTAGCTAACTATACTGTAACTACACATAATGATGTAACTGGACAAGTTGCTAACGACAAGTTTATTACTGATGTAGCTAGAACGTTAACAAACGTTCCAATCTACGCAGCGAGAAACAAACGATCCTATATCGAAAAAATGTACGCTGAAATGATGGCTTACGTTAGTTACGATAACAACGATAAAGTTGCTACAGTACAAAGTGATAAATATTATCAAGCTAAAGATAGATATGAGTATCTTGCCCCAAAGTTAGATGATGAAGCTATAGCTTTTGATCATGTTGCTGACGTGTATAAAGCTTGGTTTACAGAATATACTGGGCAAGATTACGATGCACCCACTACTTCTAGACCAAAGCAATTAAACAAAGAGCAACAAAATAAGCTTGCTGCTATCGAAGCAAGACGAGTAGCTGCCGCATAGTGGCTACTTACACCTAAGCAAGTGTATAAACTGCTTACCAAGCTAGTAACTGCAAGGGGGCAACTCTGCTCAAGACGCTTTGCTTCTGGCGAAAGGGGAATGTCATGCGACATTGCCCAAGCTTTGTAAGTTTAATGCTTGCAAAGTTTTTTAATTAAAAATAGTATTGCTTATACGCAGTACATAAACACGGAGAACTATTATGAAAATTAGAACCACTATTGACTCTGACACTATACCAGTAAAACTGACATTGCCTGTTAGAGATCTCATCGACTTGTCAAACTTTTTTCAAGATCAAGAAATCAAAAACAGATTAGAAAAAACTGAGCACTATTTTGTTAGAGAGTTTTCAAAACAGCTACAAGTAGAAGCTATAAAGATAAATGAAATGGTAAGAGGTGTACAATGAACATGATGTCAAAGATAAATGACTGGGATTTCCCAGTTGAAATGATGCCAACACCTAACGCAGTCACTGGTGATCCAGAGCCTGATGCATTCCAAGTTATTCGAACAGATACCAATGCTGTGCTTGGACATCATGGCTCACGCTACAAACTTGTACCACATGACGATGTAGTTAATTCTATTATGGATGCAGTAAAGCAATCAGACATTACTACTGATTACAAAGAGCCATCTATCAGTGTCTTTGAGAATGGTCGTAAGATGCGTGGTGAACTAATCTTTCCAGACCTTACAATACAACCAAAGGTCGGTGACATTGTTCAAGCCAGAATAGTATTTACTAACAGCTATGATCAAAGCTGGAGTTTCTTTCAGTCCTTCGATGCATTGCGTTTGTTTTGCCTCAATGGTTGCACAACACCTAATGCTGTAGCTCGTAGCAGATACAAGCACACAACGTTTCTTAATGTTGATGGCTCTGCTGCTAAGATACAGAAAGGTGCTGAGCATTTTCATACACGCAAAGATGAATGGCAGAAGTGGATGAAGTGTAAAATCTCAAACGATTATGCTGAGATATTCTTCAAGAAAACAATAGCTAAAGGTTTTAGTAGACAACAATCTGTTGACAACGTGAACCAAAAGCAAATGGAAAACCTGTTGCGTATCTGGGAGAATGAAACAAAACAACTCGGCAATAATCAGTGGGCATTATACAATTGCCTTACTTACTGGGCCACTCATACTAACGATGCTCGAACACCTCATGTTCAACGCCACAATCGTGAACAAGAGATTGCCAAAGCAATGAAGTCAAATATGTGGACTCAGTTAGATGTCTTTCAACAGGGAGTATGAGGACTGTGATCACTGCAATGGTGAAGGATACTTCAAAGGCTTTCAGGAGTTTAACTTTGTAGAAGTTAATGTTCCTTGTCCTCGATGCTGTGGCCTTGGATGGAATACAAAAGGCCTTGACACTCAAGAGGATCAGATTGCATAACTGCAATCATGAAGTCGTATCTACAATTAGTAAGTGATAAAGCTTATAAAGCTGATGTAAAACTTGAGGATGCTTTTGATAAAGCAGGAGCATCCCATACTACATACTGGAGAACAAAGAATAAAAGAACTGAATTGAAATATGATACGGCATTGAGGATCTTCAATGCAATCGAAGAACTATATCAGATACAACAAGGTCGTGAGTATTCCAAACGACTACGAGAAACTAATCAAAGAATTAGTAATCGCTCGATCAGAAGTAGGTTTAAGCCAAGAATTGTTAGCTAATAAAATAGGCTGCACCTCTTCACTGATACACAAATGGGAATGCCACAAGAGAATACCATCAGGTTTTATGTTAATCTGTTGGCTTGATGCATTGGGATACCAGATAGATGTCACGAAAAAAAAGCAAAAGAATAATCTGTCTGTCGTGCGAGAACAAGACTGACTACTTTGTAGCTATACTTAAACGCAATCATGAAGCAACGAATGAAAAGTGTTGGTTCATTTGTATGCATTGTTATGAGGAGGACAAATGGCAAACCGCAACAAAAACAAGGGAACTTACCACGAAAAGTGGTTCGTCAACTGGCTTAAAGAACAAGGTATTAAAGCGAAAAGGCAACCCCTCTCGGGCAGCTTGGGAGGAGAGTATTCGGGAGACATCAAGCTCGAACTCAAAGGACACGAACTGGTGGGAGAAGTAAAGTACAGAGATAAGTCTAACTTCCCTAGCCCTTTCACAGTCCTCGAAGGCAGAGACATTGCCTTCTATAAAAGACGGACAGGAACTCCGCAAAC